GTACGAAAATAGTGCGTCTGCACCATTTATGGGCGAATCAATACTGTCGGACAATATCCAAATTCCTGAGCTGCATCAAAACAGGGACACATTTTGATCCATTCGCTCGACTCTACAATCCCGTTATCATTCAGATCCGGAGATGTGTCTCGATGGCCGAGAACTTCAACAATGGGATATTCCTGTTTGAGTCTCATTACGAGATCACGCATGGATTGTTTTTGAGCATCGGTACGAGTATCGGCTGCTTGCCCAGTCATATCAAGACCTCCGATATAACAAATTCCAATGCTGTGTTTATTGTATGATAAACCGGATGATCCTTTTGTGTTGCAGTGTGCTCCCTCGATTTGGAGAGATCTACCTTCTTCAATGGTACCGTCTAAATCTACCACAAAATGATATCCGATTTGGCTGAATCCACGTGCACGATGCATACGATCGATGTCTTTTGCTTTAAAATCTTGCCCAGCTTTAGTGGCAGAACAATGAATGATAATTGAGTCGATGTTGTTCATTTGATTTTTTCTTTTAATTATTAATATTACCTTTGCACCAATTCTGTAAGGGAATATTTCCCTTAATGTTTGTTTTGTTTGTGTTTGTCAGCCGCTAACTCGTGATGAGCAGGCGGTTTTTCTTTTAATAGAAGTGCATCCAAGCAGATACTTTGCGATCCATGATTCATAAAATACCTTTTTCATAAGTTTTGTTTTTAGTGATTAATAATGTATTATTTATGTCCTGGTACTTTCTCCCAGACTGTCAGTAATAACATACCATACGCATCCATCGTAGCGACTAACTCCGATAAACTGTATTACTCCTCCTTTACCTGTTTCTATTTTTGTTACTAATTTTAGTCCGTAAACATCGACATTTAAAGGGTGATACATCCTTCCTATAATCTCGACGATAGGGGCTATTCTTGTTTTTATAGGATTATCATAGACGGTAAGGACCGTACCAATATACTTTTCATCAGTAGGTAAATTGAGAGTTAGACGAGTAGCTGTATCTTCCCCTTTTGCTTCGAGATTGAAATAGTCAGATACGGTATATTCTCCGGTAGCAGCATTTGGGATAGCTCCTTCTTTAAAAGTTTTAAATGGTATTTTCAAGAATCCGGAGAATGTTCCGCTTGTGGCATTAATTTCACCGTTTACTGTAACTTTTGCTTTCCCATTCTCTACCGATACAATGAATTTGTTGTCTATGTTTATACCGGTGGTCATAATGGCTTCAACTAAAAGTTGGCCGCTAATCTGGACTCGTTCTCCTTCGATCTTGATTCCTGATTCATCGGCATTGATAGCAGCAAGTATCGTGTTGGGATTACCGTCCTTGTCGGTACCCATAACCTCAACCTTCCACTCTTTTGCGTTTTGGGTGACCTGGGTACCGATTTCTTTAATGATATCTCCCTCGGCATCAGCAACGGCTTCCTCGAACTTGGTAGTCAACCTTTCAGCAGTCAAGTTAAGCTCAGATTTGCAGCTTTCTGTTGTCACGTCAATCTCACCTTTTGCTGATATCGTTTTCTTCTGAACATTCTCTTCGAAGGTTGCGGTCAAGTTCTTAGCGGTGAGTTCTACTTCTGATTTAGCGGCATTCTTAGATGTCGTGATAGCTCCGTCGGCTTCCTTTACCTTTTCCTCTGCATTCTTATTGAAAGTAGCTGTTAGTTCTTCCGCTGAAGCCTGAATGTCTGATTCAGCAGATTCTTTTTTATCAGTGATCGCTCCGGTCGCTTCTTCTGTTTTTTCTTCTACTGTTTTCTTGAATTGAAGATCAAGCTGTTCGGCAGTCATTTTTAGGGATGATTCTGCGGATTTCTTCGCTTCGGATATCGCTCCGGTTGCCTCTTCTGTTTTAGTATTTACGAGATTAGTGAATGCAAGTACAAAGTCCCTTGCAGTGAGCTGAAGTGTACCGGTTGCTTCTTCTGTTGCTGTAGTGATAGCACCCAGAGCATTCGTCGTTTCAGTCTCGACTTTATGGGTAAAGTCAGCAGACAACTTTTCGTAATTGACATTAAATTCAGAAGAAAGTTCTTCGGTTTTGGTCACATGTTCACCTGCGGTGGTAGCTGATCCGGCAGCAGAGCTAGCAGAATCAGAAGCTTCCTTCGCGTACTTGATGACTTCTTGCCATTTGCCGGTGATCCCATCCTCCCTGATTTCGAAGTCGCCGCGTATCTGAATCTCACGACCGTTCAACTCGTCTTCGATTGTCTTGTCATTGTGCAGGATGAATGTACCACGAATGATCACTCCATCGGCGATCAAACCAAACCATCTCTTAACGCTTCCTACAGCTTCCTTTGCCCAGGCAGGAATCAGACCGATATCTGCATGGCCAAGCGTACATCTTACATGTTCCGGATCGGAATAAGCCGCCCAGCTGTCGATACCGTCATAAAAATACTGGCAGTTTGTCCTTGATGAAATACGGATGAATGATTGACGTTCTGCATCAACTATGTTTCCTACTCTTGCAATGATCATGTGCTGGTAAGGGATACTGTCACCTTCAGCTTCAAGGAGAATAGACTGATCGCTGCCCGGATCAGAGATGGCGGTAAACTGTTGAACGGAGTAAATTGTGCCGGTGTTGCCGGGATTATGATAATACCCTATCAACAGGTCACTGTCGGCAAGCGGGTTATTGTCCGCTTCTCTCAAATCCGGATAGACAGTGAATGTCCCGTCTCCGTTATCGAAGTAAGATGCGATCTTGATACTGCTTGTGACTATTTCTTCATCCTCTGTTACCCGGATGCGGTTGTATACAAATTCATTTGTGATAAACTTCTCACGTACAAAGACAGATTTAAACTCAGCATTGCCGAGCTTGTCAATCAACCAGCCTGATACGCCTGATACGAATGTACTTACCCATTCATCTACTTCTTCACCGGCAGCGTTCAGTATCTTCTTACCTGTTGCTTTAGCGGAGGAGATAAATCCCCAAATACCGGTATTGATTAGTCCTGCCATTATTCTATTCCTCCCATTATTCGTATAAGCATTGCCACCTGCTTTTCTAGTTTATGGTAGTCAGCTACGGTGATTCTCTTTTTTTGTTCGACATCAGTTTTTGGTTCATCCTCTATGGTTTCTGTTTCTTCAATATCAGTTACCTCATCCTCTAGCGGTGTATCTTCGTCGATAAGAACGGTCTCTTGGTCAGCAGGATCATCTATCTCTTCATAGTGTTCAGGGAGTTCCAAAAGCGGTTCTTCTAGTTTCTCACCTGACAAGTAGTAGGTGTATCCGAGATAGATTTCATTCCCGAACAGCTGGCTGTCGGAAATTCTGCGGAATACTTTGCCTTCTTCCGCAGTGATATGGTTATTATTTAATTCGTCTATTTTCATATTATACCTCTTCATTAGGGAAATCGATTGCAAATTGACTCATAGGCTTGATGCTGTCGGCTAATTCAGTCCAATTAGTTGCTGTTTTATATGCTTCTACAGAATCATTGGGAACGTATATTTGGAACCTTACAGAGATATAAGACGAAGCGAATGTTCTTGCGCCAATAATTGGGGGAGTCTCTACTGTCGAAATGAAATATTTCATTTGACGACAATAGGCAAATGAATAATTTCCTAAATTCGGAACTGTAGCTGGAAGTATCACATGTTTCAATTCATCACAGGTGTAACAGAAATGCTCCATCTTTGTTACAGGGCAATTATCAAGCAAACCGGCAGGTAAAACCTTTATTTTTGAATATTGAAAACATCCTCTAAAGTCAAACGCTTTCTTATTATTAATAAATAGATTTGCTGGGACCGATTCCAATAAAGAACGTGAGAAACAACCTTCTGGATTACTCCAACTATCGGCTCCTCCAAAATAATATGCATTCGTACAATAGTAGAATAATCGTTCGGGAACGGAAGTGATTTTTGTATTAGCGAAACATAAGTTGAAATCAGAGGCGCCTACATTGTATCTAAATAAATCATCAGGAATTGAAGATATTAATGTTCCCTCAAAAGCTGATTTGAATGTGCTGGCATTCGTGCAATGGTCAAATAAGCCTACAGGAATTGATGAGATTAGGGTATTCCTAAATATACCTGAAAGACTTGTCGCAGCTACGCAATTGTCAAGCAACCCTTGCGGAATAGATGTTAAACTTGTATTATTGAAACAATAGGAAAAAGACTGTCTCTCTGTATCGTTTTTCAACACAAGTCCTACATACTTCAACATTGAGAAACCTGAGAAATTCAAGTTATTTACATTACTATTTCCGAGATCCCAATATGCAACAAGAGATAAACTTCTTTTTGTAATCGCATAGGTCACATCACTACAGTTTTTGATTTCTACCTGATGGAAATCTGAGTTATCATACGTGTGATCATAAGTCAGCTTCCCTGGCCCGACTGCATGATCTTCTGTTCCGTCTCCCCATGATATGATATAATCAGTGGCGTCTGAGGTGACATAGAGAGAAATGTTCTCTCCAGTAACAAGCATCTGAATATTTCCATTCTCTATCGGTTTGAAAGATTCAATATCAAGCCTCATGGCAGCGTTGACTGTAATGGCGGTTAAACTAACAGTAACGTTATCTGTTACGCTGAAATATCCATTTTTAGATACGGTGTATTCATGAGTTTTTTTGCTACCTATTACCAATGTCGTTTCTCCGGAGGCATCAGTAATCCCTGTTTTCCCATCACATTGAATAGTAGCTCCGGATAGAAGTACAGTGCCGTCTTTTACTATGAACTTTACTTCGACCGTGTTTGGTTCTACATATACAGTTAAGGATGTTGCAGACGTCCCAACAGTTATATTACCTGTCTTTTCATAATATGTGTCATGGGTAACAGAATATTCATAGGTTCCTTTTCCCAATGATAAAGTGCATTCACCGTACTGGTTAGTCGTTCCTGTCACTCCATTACATTTTACGGTAGCACCTTCAATGAGCGATGAATTGTATTCTACGATAAACTTAACATCCACGACGCCATATACATACACAGTGTTTGTAGTATCAGATGTTATGGAACCATATGAGAAGGTATTGCTTGCATATCCGTATGCAGACACGGTTCCGGATATAGCCGCACCTCCACGCGGTAAAGTAACATATCCGTCAGCATCAGAAATGTATGATCGGTCTCCAATTGTGACAGTAGCACCTTGGACATATACCGATTGGTTATAAACTCCTACACGAATCTTTCGTAATGGAATATATGTCACAGTATAACTCTGAGAACGTGTACCTGCTACAAGGTATGAACCCTTAAAATCTTCGTGATTTTCACATTTGAACGTAAAATCAATCGTTATGTTGTCTTCAGAAGTTACCTTGTAGGTATATTCGTTTACTTTCTCAACTTCGTAGGCGCATTCGAAGGCTGAATTAGCAAGAGACTTACGCTGAGAAGAACTGAAGGTGAAAGTCGTCACAGGAGCAGGTTTCAATTGACCATATGTGATAGCTAATTCGGGAAATGCTGCCTTCAGTTTGTTGATTTGAGAATCGGTAGCTACAGAGACATAACATTTACCGGTGATGATCGCCTTGTCTACATTGTTGCCGTTTTCGTCCAGTCCTTTCAAACTGATTAGTTTTATGATAGGATCAAGGGTAGATAATGTCCAGTCTACACCGATCAAGCGTACACGCTCTAACTTCATAGTATCAAGCGCAAAACATCTGTCAATTATGGATAAGACATTAGCCTTGTTGGTGTTCTCCCATCTGATTGTCGAAAGATTCCGTACCCCATCAAGGATTAATCCCGCATCAGTCAGTTCCGTTTGATTTCGGACCGTTAAATTTGTAATGGTATCCGGCAGGTGAAGCAACGTCAAGTTACCGCCTTCAGGCAATACTACAGCGGATGTTCCGGTTCCTTCCGCCCATATCTCGCGAATGTTGGAACATAATGCAAGGTCTATTGCTTGTTTCAGGTTCGGACAGTTACGGATATCCAACTTGCGGAGCAGGTTGTTTGCACCAACTGAGAGCACTTCCATATTCGTGTTTCGATAGCCTTCCGCTCCGGATCCGATAATCAGCTCCACCAGTTTGGTCATCTTCGATACGTCAACCGAACCGGGATACAAAGAGGATATATCCCCCAGGCTGCTGATCTGACCGGCGCCAAAAATGATCGTTTCAGTATCGTTGAACTGAATGGCAGGAGCTTTAATATGTACCGGTACATTTTTCTGTGACCGAATGCCGGCTGTATATGATCCGTACTGGACGTTGACATACTGCCCGGCATACGACGTGATGGTCATATCCGCATTAGGTTCTACTCCTTCCCACTCTGAAGGGGTGTACAGACGCAGAGTTGCGAAGTCATTCTTATAGTCTCCGGCAATGTATTTAGAGTCCATGTATTTGAATCGGTTGTACAGCCACCAGCGACGGTGCATCTTGCGGCTTCCCTGGGCAGCATACAGGTATGATCCATTCCCTTCATCGAGTAATGGACGGACATACTTGTACCAGCTGTCCTCATTGTATACTGCTTCACACCAGGCATCTCCCTGTTCGGTATCGAAGAAGCGGATACATTCTTCATAAGTGAGCAGCTTCTTTGACCGCATTTCAGCGTACATGGCTGCGATCTCTTTAGAATATGCCTGCTCGATGTTGTTCCAGAGAGTTGACTCTGCACCGTTCCATACATCCTTGTTACCGATCTGATCGTGGTACTCAACCGTATAGTCAAATGCTGCTACGCCCTCGTTGTTCAGTCCGCACACAGTATCATTATCATAGAAGATGCAGATCCAGTGAATTCCGTCGAAGGTAGTCAGGAACATATTCTTAGCACGCTGGTCGACCATCGCAAAGAGTTCCGTTATCGTGTAGTANNNAGCCAGTCAGTCAGGCGCTTTAGATTCGTGTAGTCTTCGTTTTCGTCCGGATAACGAGCTTCGAAGTCTTTCAGCCATTCTATATTACCTTCCGAGTCGACGGTGATATAGTCCGAACGTTTGAAGAGTACACGGTCGGAAGTATTGTTCAGGATCTCCCAACTTTCACAGCCGGCCTTGAATCCGAATGTTTCATTCGTTGACTTATCGTTATTGAAGTTGTATTTGCCCAATGATGTTCTCTCATCATCTTCTGATGTTTGATGCCACATCACCGACGG